TTTGTTTATTCCTACTAACTCAATGACTAAAGCTTGGAGAAAAGCTAAAGTTATTCTAGCAGGACCTGCATCACTTTATGCAAAGCCAGGAGATATAGTTATATTTCCTAATGATAAAGGTGTAGCAGTATCTAATATCGAAATAGAAGGTTACGGGGTACTAAAGAAAGGTATGTTTTTAAACGAAAAGAGACTTTTTGGTATTTGTAAGAAAAAAGAATAATGCCGCAAATAGCTTTAACATCATTAAAAAATCTGCTTAGGGTCAACGTATGTGAAATAGAATTTTTACGTCGTCGATCTAAAGCAGGTCGCCCTTCAATGAGAAAAATGATGTGTACATTGTGTAATGATCTTTTAAATTCAGCAAACGGTAGAATATCTCTAAATTATAAGCCACCTGTTAATGGTCTACCTTATAATGCAGAGTCAAAAAATCTATTACCGGTATGGGATATCTTTATGCAAGACTGGAGAATGGTAAATATGGATGCTTGTAATCTTTTAAACACAAAAAAAGCAGATGATACATTTTGGGAATATTACAATGAAAATCTTTATACAATGTCAGCGCAAGAAAAAATTAATTACATGGACACATGATAGACCCATTAATAGAAAATAAAATCAATTCCTTTTTACAGAAAAAGGTAAGCATCTTTATAGAGGGTTCTAAACCTATAAAGGAAGGTAAATTTTTAATTTTTAAATTTAAAGAATTTTATTTTAATTTTACCATTAAGCACAATACAATATCTAAAACTATAGAACTACCTTACCCTTTTAAAATAATAGAAGGTGATAATTGTCTAAAATTCTCCTACAATATAGAAGAGTTTGCTACAGAGAATGAAGAGTTGCAATTTAAATTAATGCTCTTCAAACCAGAAAAGAAAAATAAATTATACAATTCTGTGGTGGTTTTATCTGCAATTGAAATATAATTAAGGGTGGTAAAAAATCTAGTCTCTTTCTTTCCTGAAAACTATAATCCTAGTGATCAACAACAAACGCTTTTAGAAAAAATAGATAATGCGTTTAAGGATAATAAATTTGTAGTATGTAATGCACCTACAGGTTCTGGTAAAAGTTTTTTATCTAAAACGTTAGGTAACTACTCAACAGAGTGTTCACCTGAATTTAAGGAACTCATTACAAGTTATGATGCATATAAGCAAACATATGATGGATCATATGAGTATGAAGCTGATTGCCTTTTAGAAGACCCTTTCGGTTCTTTTGTATTAACTATAACAAAATCTCTTCAAGATCAATATCAAAAATTATTTCAAGAAGACGCTACTTTAAAAGGTAAAGCTAATTATACCTGTCAGGTTGATGATCAATTTGCGGTAGACACTGCACCGTGCTTACTTACAACTAAATTAAAAGATACGTGTTGGCAACAAAATATATGCCCGTATTATAATGCAAGAAACACATTACTAACTAGTAAGTTTGGTATCTTAAATTATAAAATGTTTCTGTCATTACCAGGACATGTAAAAAGAAAACAGTTTATCATATGTGACGAGGCTTCTGAATTAGAAGATACACTGGTTAATCAGTTTTCAGTAAGTATAGACCCTGAAAAACTAAAAATAGCAGGAGTTAGAGTTCAACCTCTAATAAACCATACAGATTATACTCAGGTTGAAAAGTGGCTCAGTAATGTATGTATAACGGTATGTGAGGAGGCTGATTTACTACTTGCTAATCTTCTCTCAAAAAAGAACGATAAAACTACACAATCTGATAAAATTAAACTTAACTACCTACGGAGTATACATAGTAGTGTTAAGATGATTTTAGATACCTGGAGTGAGTGTGAGTATGTTATACAAAAAGAAGATAAAACAGTAAAACTTACACCACTAAAAGTCGATACATTATCTAAGCATATATTTAAATATGCTGATAAAGTATTATTAATGTCTGCAACAATAATCGATCATAAGACATTTGCAAAGACTTTAGGTATAACTGATTACAAGTATATTGAGGTTGATAGTACATTCGACCCATCTAAAGCTCCTATATTCGTTAATACTAAGTTAAAGCTTAACCACAGTAACTTAAAAGATAATCTACCAACTATTGCTAAACAAATACAAGCTATCTGCGATAAACATAAAAATGATAAAGGTATTATACATACACATTCTATGGCAATAACTAGTTATTTACAGAATTCAATAAAAGGTAATAGATTTCTTTTTAGATCAGAAGGTCAAAAGAACGAGATGTTGATAACACAACATGCAGAATCTAAAGAACCTACTGTTGTTGTTAGTCCATCTGTTTCATTTGGTGTAGACTTTAAAGATGAACTAGCAAGATTTCAAATAATAGTAAAGGCTGCATTTCCACCTTTAGGTGATGCAAGAATAAAAAAGCTATTTGAACTAGATAAGCAATGGTATACAGATAAAATGTTATGTAATTTTGTACAAGCGTGTGGTAGAGGTGTTAGAAGTAAAGAGGATCATTGTGTAACATACGTATTAGATGCATGTATATATGACGCTATTAAGAATAATAACCGTAATCTACCTAAGTACTTCCTTAGTAGATTTGTATAAATATAATTATGACGTTTTCTGCATATTATAATTTGGATGAGTCTTTTAAGACTAAACTAAAAGCATTAGGTCTAGCTGGTTTAGCTGCTTTAACACCTTACGCTAAAGCTTCAGATATGAGTGTAAAGTTTGAATTACCCACAGCTTCAATACAATCCCAAGATAATTACTCAACACCTAAATATGCAAATGATGTAGATATAGTTGCTGCTACACTATATAAAGAAGCCAGAGGTGAAGGTCAAAAAGGAATGGAAGCTGTAAATGAAGTTATACATAACAGATCCAAAATTAGAGGTAAAAGTTTATCTGAAATATGTATACAACCAAAGCAATTTTCGTGTTGGAATGATGTAAAGCCTACGAAAGACGTTATAGGCTCTATCGCTAAAAAGGATCCTAAAGGCTTTGCAATAACCAAAAAAATAGCATCTAATGAGTTAACAAATCATACTAAAGGTGCTGAGTATTACCATACACTAGCTGTCAAGCCAAAGTGGGGACCAAAACTAAAGAAAAGCGGTTATAAGACTATTATAATAGGAAATCATATATTCTATTATAAGAAATAAAAGTTACTTTTTTCTCTTCTTTTTAGGTAATCTAAATGTAACTACAGAAGTAGATGGATTGAGTCTATCTCCTTTGAACCCACTATATGCAGAAGGTGATGATTTATTACCAAATAATGGGTTAATTGTACCATGATTAGGCATATTAGGTGCTTTTACAGGTCTTTTAGTACCTACAGGTGCTGTGAAACCACCCTCTAAAATAAAATTAACTAATTTATTGAATCCCATATTATTATTTATATAATACAAGAATGACTAAGACAAAAACACTAACCTGTGTAATAACAGGAAACAACACTATCTATTCAGGAGAGTTTCTTAATAAGAAGATCGAAGAATATGGTTCAGAAGAAATTTTAGAAAAAAGATATGTTTGTAAGGAGGTAAAAAGTTTTCTCAAAAAAAGATATAAAATCAAGGATATTAGAAAGGTATTATCAGTAGATGATAAAATACCATTACCTGATAATGAAACTATAATTTTTCTTGAAACAACATTTAATAGCAGTATTAATACTGAAAACTCTGCATCTACTACAATTACAGAATTTACATATAATAAATCAGATAAAGATGTTGAAGAGTTTATCAACAGGTATATAATTCAAAAATGATACCTATTTCTTTAGTAGAGACACCTGTTAACTTAGATGATTTTAAGATTTTAAATCAACACGAAAATGGGTATATTTTATTTCTAGGGTTTATCATACATAATGAATATGATAATACAAGATTAAAGCTATCGGAGGACTTTAATACATATAAATTCTTACATGTTAAAAAAGTAAATGACCAAATAGTTAGCTGTATACCACTATATGGATTATTATTAACACCTAATGATAATATAAAAAATCTAATAAACACATTAAAGATACAAGAAAGAGTGGACGAACTATCATTAAGTACATATAAAAATATTATTTCACAACATAATTTTTCTTGCGATAATACATATTCATTATTCAGTGACATAGTTTTCCCTATCGATTTTCATAATTTAAAATCGGTTTGTAATGATACGTTTAAAGATGATAAAAAAATCTTTCAACACTTACTGTCATTAGACGAAAAACATTTTGATTTCCAAAGTTTTGCATCATTGAAATTGTTAATTCTTAAACTATAATAGAGGATAAATAATAATCTAACTTATGTTATTCGACGAACAAATATCACGCAAACCTAACCTGTATCCCTGGACTAAAGATTTTATTAAAGTAATGCATAATGGGTTTTGGACAGAAGATGAATTTTCATTTAAATCTGACGTACAGCAGTTTAAAGTAAATTTAACAAAACAAGAACAAGATATGATAATCAAGGTTCTCTCTGCTATCGGACAGATAGAAGTAGAGGTTAAATCATTCTGGGGTGAGCTTGGTAAAAATCTACCCCATCCATCTATTAAAGATCTTGGCTTTGTTATGGCTAATACTGAAGTTATCCATAATAACGCATATGAAAAACTACTAACACTCTTAGGATTAGAAGATATATTTCAACAGAACCTTAAGCTAGACTGGATTCAAGGTAGGGTTAAATATCTAAAAAAACATAATCATAGATTTTATAAAGACTCCAAGAAACAATACCTATATGCTGTAATTCTATTCACATTATATGTTGAAAACGTTTCATTATTTTCACAATTCTATATAGTTAACTGGTTTGCAAGATTTAAAAATGTACTAAAGGATACAGACCAGCAAGTTAAATATACACGTAACGAAGAAAATATACACGCACTTATTGGTATTAAAATAATAAACACTTTAAGAGAAGAGTATCCAGAGTTATTTGATGCTGAGCTTGAAGAGAGAATAATTAGTGAGGCTAAAGAGTCAATAAAGGCTGAGTCAATTATAATTGACTGGATGCTTGGAGATTTAAGAGAAGAAAACGTATCGCCAGAAATACTAAAAGAATTTATCAAAAATAGAATGAATCAATCTTTACTAAATATAGGATTTAAAAGTGTATTTGATATTAACCAGGAACTTCTAAATAAAACAAATTGGTTCGATGAAGAGCTACTAGGTAATAATATGACTGACTTTTTTCATACCCGTCCGGTAGAATATAGCAAAAAAAATCAATCATTCTCTGAATCTGACTTATTTTAATTTATGGAAACAATATATTGGTTAAACGAAGACTCTAGAACATATCTACAGCGAGGTTATTTATTACCTGGAGAGACTGCAGAGAATCGTATTAGAGACATTGCAGTTTTTGCAGAAAGTATTTTACAAAGACAAGGGTTTGCTGATAAGTTTGAAGATTACTTGAAAAAAGGGTTTTATAGCTTATCAAGCCCTATCTGGAGTAATTTTGGTAGAAAACGTGGATTACCAATATCATGTTTTGGTTCGTATGTAAGTGACGATATAAATGAAATTTTATTTAAAATTGGTGAAGTTGGATCAATGTCTAAATCAGGTGGTGGTACTTCTGGTTACTTTGGTAAGGTTAGATCAAGAGGTTCTAAAATCTCGTCCGGAGGTGAATCCACAGGTGTTCATCATCAATTAACAGTGTTTAATGCAATAACAAATTATATATCACAAGGAAACGTACGTAGGGGATCGTTTGCTGCATATCTACCAATAGATCATGGAGATTTTGACGAGTTTATAAATATAAGATCTGATGGTGATTCTATTCAAGACCTGTCAATAGGTGTATGTATAACAAATGAGTGGATGGAAGATATGATTGCCGGTAACACCGAGAAACGTCAACGCTGGGGTAAGGTAATTAAAAAGAGATTTGAGTCTGGTTATCCATACATATTCTTTACAGATAATGCAAATGATCAAGCTCCTAAAGTATATAAGGATAAAGGTTTAAAAATAACTCATTCTAACTTATGCTCTGAAATTATGCTTGCTAACGGTGTTGATGAATCATTTGTATGTGATTTATCATCTTTAAATCTTGAAAAATGGGATGAATGGAAGGATACAGATGCTGTAGAAGTACTTACGTTCTTTTTAGATGCTGTAATGACTGAGTTTATTAATAAAACAGAAGGTGATTTATTTTTATCTCATGCACGTAAATTTGCTATTAATCAGCGTGCCTTAGGTATAGGTGTATTGGGTTGGCATACATATTTGCAATCTAAAATGATTGCATTTGAATCATTACAAGCAAAGTCATTAAACGTACAGATTTGGAAAAATATAAGAACTAATGCAGATAATGCATCACAAAAATTAGCTGAACTATTCGGAGAGCCAGAACTGCTTAAGGGTTATGGTCGTAGAAATACTACTACACTTGCTATTGCTCCTACAACGTCAAGCTCTTTTATCTTAGGTCAAGTATCACCTTCAATAGAACCATTAAATTCAAACTACTTTGTAAAAGACTTAGCAAAAGGTAAGTTTACATTTAGAAACCCGCATTTAGTAAAGCTATTAGATTCTAAAGATAAGAATAAAGAAGATACTTGGAGATCTATTCTCGTAAAGGGTGGATCGGTACAGCATTTAGAGTTCTTAACAGAAGATGAGAAAAACGTATTTAAAAACTTTGGTGAAATATCTCAAAAGGAAATTATAATACAAGCTGCTGCACGTCAAAAATATATCGATCAAGGTCAATCCCTTAATATAATGGTACCACCAGATACCAAACCTAAAGATGTTAGTGAACTAACGATCTTTGCGTGGAGAGAAGGTATTAAAGCACTTTATTATCAAAGAAGTGCAAATCCTTCACAAGAGTTAGCAAGAAATATATTAAATTGTCAATCTTGTCAGTCGTAAGATTTATTTCTAATAGTTAATAAAAAAAAAGACATCCTTTAAAGGATGTCTTTTTTTATTTTTGACCTTTACTCATATTTTCTTTTATATACTCAATATCTTTTTGTATATATCCTATATCTCTTTCCATATTTATAATCTTATTATCGTATATTACCTTACCATCTTCAGTAATAATATTACTCAACCTTTTTTCTATATTTTTAAGAACAGGTGTAATATCATTAACTTGACGCTCTACATTAGAGGTTTTTGATTCTACTATGACTACTCTATTTGTCAATAGCTTAAAATCATCTTGTCCTACATAGTTACTATTTAACCATACAACACATGTTGCTATAAAAAAAGTACCTAAAATTTTAGCTAAATTAACGAATGAAAACAACTCTGCTACATGAGTAGGTTTTGTAGATGACATATATTATTTATTTATTATTATTTACGTTGATTGTGTATACCTTCAGATATAGAACGTTGTGCACCGTTATTTAACTCTTTAGCAGCAATTCTAACGTCATCATTAGTTGCTAGTAAGGTGAGAGGTAAGTTTGCGAATACGTGAGAATGTGGATAACATTCAACTATATTAGTACCTGTACCTGCAAATTCTAAAGTTGCAGCATTACCGTTTATTTTAACACTTACAGATTGACCTGAAACAAATTTACCAAATAATGTAACCTGTTCAGTCACTTGATATTCTTTAGGTGCTGTTATATGTTGTATATAGGTCTCTCCCTCTATATGTATACCTCCTCCAATAATAACATTATTATTAACACCAAGACTATCATTTATTAATATTTGTCTTTGATTTTTATTTCTTAATCTTAGTATTTCTGCAGATATATTGATTGTTTTAGCATCTAAATTTATTTCATTAGAAGATGCAATATTAACTTGTTCACCTACTACATTAGTAATTGTACCTGTAATATTGGTTTGACCAAGGGATTTAATGTTAAGACCACCTGCACCTACCAAAATATTCATTCTATTACATGCAGTTATTGTATAGTTACCGCCGGGTAAATCTTGTACATGTACTAGCTCTACTAACGGGCTTTCTTTTTTGTTTACATATACACCAAAATCATCTATAAGAACTTCATTACTTAACATTTTACCTATACCATCATAGCGTATACTACCATAATCATTAAACGATAACCCTATAGTTTCTATTTTGTGTTTAGCAATTTGTGTTATTTCACTACCACCAACTCCTAACTGCTTCTCTATTTCAGTTAATTGCTGTATATTAAGCTCCATTAACTGATTTAAAATTTCTTTTTGATCTTCTACATCCCAATTACCACCCTGTGAAGATGTACTCTTACCAATACCATCTGGTCCCCATTTTGTATTTGACTCTGCAAGATATCTTGAAGTAGGCGGAAGCGATCTATTAATGACATTATATAACGGGTTATTAATAGAATATGCACCATCAGATGATGCATTTGTAGTAGTATTATATGTAGTGTACGTTTGATCACCTGTAATAGTATTATATTTTACCGTACCATCTGTCACTGGGTGGTTAGCAAAATTACCGGATCTTGTTTGTAGTAAGCTATTACGCTTTAATCTTACATTACCATCAGTATCTAAAACGTTATTATTAACTGTACGCTTAATTTCAAATAGCTGTTTATTTTCTTGTATTATAGCGTAGGTTATTTTCCACTGCTCAAATAGTTCACTATTTAAGGAGCCAACTTTTTTGTACTTATCACGCATTATTATTTCATCTAAACTCTTACCAGTATACGTATTATTAAATCCTCTAACCGTCTCATATTGATCATTTAATACTAATTTTTGACTATTTTTAGTAGCAAGCTCTATATTGGACTGGTTATTAAATTCTTTAAATGAACCTGAAAAGTGTGTAAATTTTAATTTCTCGTTTAAGTCGGTATTAACTACTTCAATAGTACCACCTTTTTGATTAATTACAAATTTATTTCTATATGTATCTACATTATTATTATATTCTGTCTGTATCTTGTTTTCAAAACTACTTGGATAGTCCAACCCACCGTTTTCAGAATTAAAAATTCCTTGCCAGTCTACATTACCAAATGTTGTAGCAAAATAAATAGGTGCAGTAGGGTTACCATCCCTAAAAAATACCCATACATGCGAACCTACACTTGGTATAGAAAAAGAACCTTTTGCTTTATTAGAGTAAGATGATGGTATATATTCGTAAGATAATGGATTAGGTCTATTAACATTATTTGAAGCAGAATCGAAAGCATCCTGAAGTCTATAATTTTGATCTTCAAAAAATGCAGCAGGTTTGCCGGGTATTGTTTTTGAGTCAATATCTGGAGATATATCTCCTGCAAAATTAGAATCTGAAGTTGTACCTACCTGTCTTGTGTTATTATATCTACCGCTAGAATTTTCACCAACTAGCGGACAAGCACACTCAGCCCAAGGTAATATACGTTTTAATTCTTCAGCAACACTTATTATTGTCGAGCTAACAGAAGAATCACCAGCTGTAGTAGCCTGATCTTTTATTATTTGTGTTAATACTGATTGAATATTATTACCTAAAAACTTAAACGATTTATTACTTTTTTGTTGTATCCATCTTTGATATACAGTGGGAGATATATAAGGTACAAATACCTTAACTTTACCTGATTTTTCTGGGTCGTTATTTTGTATAACAATACCTACATGATTTCCGTAATATTTTTTCATAATATTGAACCTTTAATTAGATTAATTACTATTTTATTTGGAGGTGTTTTAGATTCACCTTTTTGTATTAGTGTAAGTCTTTCTTGTAATATTTTATTAGTGTTCTTAATGTATGCTTCTGATGTCATTGTACCAAGACTATCATCATTGTCTATAGCAATTGATGTTGATGGTAATGTGTTGTTTATTTTTTGAATTGCAAATTTAATTAACGTTAACTGTAGATTGTTTAATTCAAGATTAAATTTTGCATTGTCTAAATCTAATTCATTTTGAGTATATAATTTATCTAAAATATTAACGTTTTCCTCTGATAATTTATACGATCTTACGAGAATTCTAGATTTAGTATATATATCGTCAAGCTCTGTATATGCTTTACCTTTTGATTCGATAATTAAATAAGAACCCCCACGCTGTACATCTTTAAGTAGTGAGGTGCTTACTTTATACAACTTACCTGTATCTTTTTCAAATTTATCGTCTTGAGGTGACGATACTGTTTGTAATGCACTTAAAGATTTTGTTTGTGTAGTTACCACCCCTTTATTACTCTGGGAATCAGAAGCTATAGATTGACCTTTACTTATAGTATTATTAGTAACCTCTTGAGTTTTTTGATTCTTATAATCATTATTTTCAGTTACATTTTTAATATCTTTGTTTGATAAATCTTTAGTGCTAGAAACACTTGTAGCCATAACTGCTGATTTTAATTTTGTTGTTTCTTGTGTGCTTGATAATGATTCTGATGTAACTCCATCTTCACAATCAAAAGCTGATTTCATATTTTGATATTGTTTGGAAATTTGATCTTTTGCAGATGTAATACTATTTGCAATACTTGTTTTAATACCTTTTAAATCTTCAGGTATACCCGCCTTTAAATCAGCACCTAATCCAGATACCAAACCACCTAAATTAGAAAGCTTACCGGTAGCATCATTTGCAAAATTACCTATTTGAGTTCCTATTTGTTTTGTGAGATCACCAGCCATATCACCAAAACCCTCAGCAATTTTTTGTGCTTTTAATTTTGATGATAGACCTTCTAAATTACTTGGTGCTAACTTTTTGAACTGTTCATTTATATTAGATAAAATTGGTAAGTTAGATAACTTATTTTTACACGACATATCAATATTTAAAGATAATATTGATTTTTCAAATCTACATATATAATCATTTTATGAATCATAAGATCTTAATTTCACATGAATCACCTATATCAATACTAACTGAATCACTTCAGTATAATGATTATGATTATTGTTTAGTACACCTTCTAGAGCAGAAACCTGAATATGCTGATTTCTTTAAGAGAAGTAAATCACTTAATCGTGAAATATTGCTAGATAATAGCATATTTGAATTAGGTACATCGTTTGAACCTTCTAAATTTGCTAAGTACGTAGAATTATTGCAACCTAATTGGTATATAGTACCAGACGTTTTAGAAGATGGTTATGCTACTATAGAATCGTTTAATAAGTTTACATCTACATATAAAAATCTACCCGGGTTAAAAATAGGTGCAGTACAAGGTAAGTGTTATGATGAACTAGTTGATTGTTATAAGTATATGTCACAAAATGCTGATTATATCGCTATAAGTTTTGATTTTAGTTATTATATTGGTACAGGTATTGGTTTATCGAAGTTAGATAGATGGTGTGATGGTAGAAAGCGCTTTATTAAATCTCTAATAAATGATGGTATTTGGGATTGGAATAAGCCGCATCATCTTTTAGGTTGCTCATTAGCGAAAGAATTTAGTTATTATGTGAATAATAACATTTACAATATTAGATCAATCGATACGTCAAACCCTGTTGTTGCAGGTATTAAAGGTATGAGATATAATGGAGATTTAGGGTTAAATGATAAACCTTCAGTTAAACTTGCTGACTCAATTGATCATGAAGTAACAACTGATGAATTGGAAATTATTAATTATAATACAAGACAGTTTAAAAATATACTAAAAAGATGATAATAACATTTACAGGTACTCAATCAGTTGGTAAAAGTACTTTACTTTCAGCTCTTCAAAAAGATGAAAGATATAAGGACTGGATGTTCGAACCAGAAATAACGCGTGGTCTAAAAGAAAAATTTGGACTGAATATAAATGAATCAGGTGATTCAATAACACAATTATTTGTTTTAAATTCACATTTAGAAAATGTAGTAAAGCATAAAAATAATAATGCTATATTAGATAGATGTATAGTTGATGGGCTTGTATATACAACATATCAATATATGACAGATAAGATTCATACAGATGTATTTTTGCATGCAAAATATATGTTTGATCTTATTGTTGATAAATATGATATAATATTCCATATTGAGCCTGAATTTCCTATTGTTGATGATGGTGTAAGAAGTATAGATGAAAAATTCAGATCAACTATAGCATCTTTAATAAATGAGGCTTTACGGTGTAATAACGTAAATAAAACTAAAATAGTAAAGTTGACAGGTACAGTAGAAGAAAGACTTAAACAGATAGATACAGCTGTTGAAAACTTAAAAAATAAATATACAATATAAACATGGCACTTAAAAAACTAGATAATAAGAATATTAGTAAACACCTTGGTAAGGTATCAAAATATAAATCAACATATGATCCTTCTCTATTGGTAAGAGAACCAAGATCATCAAATAGATTACATCTTAATATTAAAGATGATGATCTACCTTTTATAGGGTATGATACCTGGAATGCGTATGAAGTAAGCGCATTAGTGGATAGTGGTCTACCTGTTGCAGGTGTAGCTAAAATTGTTTACCCTGCTTCAAGTAAGTATATTGTAGAGTCAAAGTCTATTAAACTTTATTTTAACTCATTTAATATGACTAAGATAGGAGTTAATAGTAAGGTAGTTCTTGATAAAATAGCAATTATTGCTGCAGAAGATCTTTCAAACCTACTCGAAACAGATGTACGTGTTTATGTACATTCAAACGCTGAAGTATTAAGAAAAGAAAAGACTGCATATACTGAATGGAATCACAAAAGTTATTCTACGTTAGAGGACGATTATAATGTTAAAGGTGTTACCTTTGAAACCTATAAGGAAACACCTGAACTATTAGAGGTAGTAGATAGTGTAAATGATACTGTACACTATCATAGCGCTTTATTAAAGAGTAATTGCAGAGTAACTTCACAGCCAGATTGGGGTGATGTATATATTACAATTACAAAGAAAGGTAAAACTATTGATCCTATCTCCTTATTAAAGTATATAATCTCATTTAGAGATGAATGCCATTTTCATGAAGAGATATGCGAGACAATCTATAAACGTATTTATGATAAACTAGCACCTGATGAGCTTGCTGTAAGATGTTTATATGCAAGAAGAGGTGGTATTGATATCAACCCTGAAAGAGCAAACAGTGAGAGGTTACTTCAAACCAATTTACAACATTGTTGCATACCGCATATTAAAACACCCAAGCAATAATAAGTAGATTACGTAATAAATAATATTATGGCAGATACAAAATTAACAGGTTTAGATTCACTTTCATCAACACAAAGTAATGATTTACTATATATTGTAAGTTTACAAAATATAGGTTCAGGTGAGTCCAAGAAAATAAGTGTTGGTAATTTTCTTGGTAATATTAGTATACCTATAGCAACAAGTGATGCAATTAGGGCAAATTCTATTTCACTTAGCTCCAACGTAGCAGCTACCAACTATACTGGTGGTAATATAAATGTTACTTATGTAAATGCATCTACTGGTATTTTTAATAATCTTATTTCAAACTTTATACCTTTAACAGCAAACACTAATATAATAGCTATTGATCCAGAAGATAAAAGCAGAGTATATCATTTAGATACATCAACAGGTAATTTAAGTGTTGGTTTACCTTCTAGTCTACCTAATGGTTTTAATTTTAGAATAACAAATACAGGTACTAATACAATTTATGTATCATCTACCCAAACACCAATGATTTGTGCATTTTCAAATAGATGTACACTTCAGTTTGGTAGTTTGTTTATATATAAAGCAAATGATAAATTATTTGGTACTGGTGACTTCTTTAGATAACCAATAAACTTAATATAATATATCAAGAAGCTGCTTTTAAAGGCAGCTTTTTTTATGTCTAAATGAAATTAACCACAAAAAAAGAGCTGCTCTTTCGAGCAGCTCTGAAGTTTTATGGTTCGTTGTACTTGCGTTAAGCTTAGAAGTAAACTGACTGATTGCCAGGCGTAAATGCCTGACCAAGTCCGCTTACTATAATAACGTGGTAGTAGAGGTTTGCGCCGAAAATGTTGTCTACAACGCCGTAACGGGTTAATAGACCAACACGTGGTGCAAAATCGTTCTGACCGATTGTGCGTTGTACCATAACAGGTATGTATGGGCAGTAGATGATACCGGTATCGTAGAATTCTGGACCCTTGTAGCCAAGTAGTGCATATTCTGGACGAGTTGCGACATCAACGTATTGACCTTCTGTTCTGGTGTCTCTGTAAACCTGGAAACGACCACCAAGGCTACCTACCTTAGCAACACCGACTGGCTGTGTGTTAACATTGCCTTGAACTGGTACCCATTGGAATTCAGGTAGCATTTCAAGGATTGCACAAACGCGAGGTGTTGCAACAATGAAGTTTGCAGCGCCACGACGATTGCGTACAGCAATACGGTTAGCTTCGATAATTAGTCTTTGATAGAAGTCACGGTTACGTTCGACTAACCAACGGCCATCAGCTGAAGCAGGAGACCATATAGAAAAACCAACGCCGGCACCTGCATTGAGGGCGACTTGGATCATTCTAATAATCATTTCACGGTCGATTTCGGCCTGAATTTCATAGCTCATAGCGTTTGTTAATTCAGTGTCGATATCAATACCGTTCATGTTCTTGAGGTCTTGCTCAAGCTCTACGGACCAGCGGGCGCCTAAGCGTCTTGTACCAGCTTCAACTGCAGTCTTTTCAAATGAAACTTCGAATGTCGGAATGTTTTCCGAGATTTCAAAGCTTGATAGAAGAGCTGCTACACCGTTGTTCTCACCGTTAGCAATAAAGTTAACAGGAAGAGCAGCGCTACCTGAGAGGTAAGCTGCGGATGTACCGGTGTAAGCGCTGTTTAGATATTGGTAACCAGCTTCCTTACCGGCAGCAGAGGTGAGAACACCACTCTGACCGGTAGGAGAGTTGCCATTGGAACCTAAAGTAGCACCAGTGTAGCGATAACGAAGAGCGAATGCGAGGCCTACTGGACCTGCCATTGGTTGAACGCCGACAATTTCGTTAGAGATAAGCTCTGGGAAAGTGCGACGGATCATGGGGATCAAGATCTTTGGAAGACGGTAATCACCAGGCGCGTATGTATCTGTACCGGGGGTACCGGTAGAGTTCCATGAGTTCATGCCTGCTGTACCACCAACTGCACCACCGAAACCAGCAGTATTGAAACCGCCAGCAGGGTTGTAGTTAGGACCAGCTTCGTTAACCATACACCACTGTTCTTGGTTTTCCAAGAGCATTGCTGTATTTAAACGGGTGTGGTTGTCTTCAATCGGAGCGACGCTCTTAGAAGTGTAATCCAAAACTGGACCCCACTTCTCAAGAAGCGCTTTTGCTCTTGATTCATTGATATATGCTTGTGTAGGACGAATAGTGTTCATCGATAATTATTTATTCCTTTTTTGTTCGACCCCAGGGTTTTACCAGGTAACTCAGGAAAAAATAGCCTAATTTGTTCTCTTAGTACTTACCTAACTCTTGTAGGTAAGGAGAAAGTTGTTTGGTGCCTTCTGTGATAACTTCTTCTGACTGTTCAGTGATAACGTGATCAACATCTTGGCGCTCATTTAGTGCTTCTTCTTTCAAGACTTCGAGTCTATCTGTTAATTTCTTACTGAAGATCTTGACCGTGTAGTCAAAATTTTCATTTATAAATTCCAGCGATTTACCTTTCATCACTTTCTTAACATAAGATTTTTCTTTATCGTTAAGTGTGGATGTTTTTTGTTCGAGGATCAGACCAGCCTGTAATTGCTGTAAAGATTCCTTTAACGTAGCGTTTTCGCTTTGGATAGACTCAAGCTTTTTAGAAGCTTCATTTATTTGTTTTTTACCATCAATTACTGCTTCTTTAATAGAATCTTTTTCAAGTGCAGATGTGATAGCTAAAGTGTTTCTTAGAGATTCAAGTAGTTTGGCTGCTTTTTTGTTCTTAACAGCTTCTTGAATATCAGCAGCAGGTACCATTTCTTCAAGATAAGTTTCAAGATAATCACTAATGGATTCAACTAGAGTGTTTTTAAACTTCTTAGCATCTTCATTTAGTGTTCTTTCATACTTAGCAACAACCTTCTTAAGTTTAGTTGCTCTATCTAGTTCAATAGCTTCTACTACCTTTTCTAATTTGGTTGTATGATCTTTATCAATAGCTTCGAGCAATTGCTCAAGCTTTTTGGTATAAAGTTCATCTTGTTCGGCAAGAGCTTTCTCGACATGGAGTTCAACTTTTGCCTTTACCTTTGATTCAATTGCCTCTTGAATCGTTTTTAGAGATTCAGGTGATAGGTCTTTTAATTGTTCGTTAATATTCTCCATAAGTTAAAAAAGTTTTGCGTTGTTATTATTTATTATTTTTTGCTTAATTTTTTGCTCGATAGCAAGTTTTATTGAAGTTTTAGCAGATTCAGGTTTGCTATTCAATATATTAGTAATAAAATTATGCAAGGATTCTTTAACTACAGAACGCTTACTGTGTTTTTTGACCTTTTCTTTTTCTTTCGTCTTATGTTTTTTTCTCATATTCATATTATAATTTATTTATAAAACTAAGAATCGCACTACGTAGATATTGATCTTTATCAGAGCGCGGTAGAGTTATTAACTTTTTCTCAAAAGTATCATATAACTCCTCATACTGTCCGTTCTCTCTCAATACATATTGTTTAGATTCAAGAATACCATTTACAAACGCTTTACCGAAACTTGGATCTGCAACGCAATCGATTGCTACTAGTCTAAAATCTTTTACTCTATTACAACCGTTTGATTCAGGTATTAGTTGTCCTAAAGCTCTAGAACTCATACCAACCTTAACACCATCATTAATAAGTGAGCGAACTATGAGGCCTGTAGGTGTAGATAATACTTTACTCTTACCGTAAAATACATTACCATCTCTTTTGAGTTCTGTAACTAAATGACAAACTCTAGATAAGTCTACATCAGCTGTAGTTGGGTGGTTAAGCTCACCCATTGCTCTACCTGGCTTAATCATATCATCTTCATAGCGCTGAACTTCACGTACCATTTCATCAATAGGATATAGACGTTTATTTCTATTAACACCCTCTGCCATCATATATGGTCCCTTTATATAGAGTGTTCTAGGTTCATTAGCATTACGTTCTTCAACGACATACGTAAAGTCGTTGTTGTTCGTAGGTGTTTCAACTATTAGTCTAAGACTCATTTAATATTATTTATAAGATGATGTATCTTATCCATTAAGTTTTTATATTTAATTCTTTTTCAGTTAATATAACAAACTCCATGTTTTTTCTTTTAGCCCATTCTTTTGCAGCTGCCCATTTTGCTTGGTTAGTAATCCATGTAGTTTGTTCGTATAATATTGTCTTTTTATGTTTACCTTTTGTAGATACTGGTTGAACTGTCTGGGTACTAGGCTTAATTTCTATTAAAAGTTTTTGCTTATTTCCATCTTTATCTTTAAAGACAATAAAGTTATCTACAAAATATCTATGAACCTTTTTATCTAGTGGGTTAATATACGGTACAATTATATTTTCACTACCCCAGGCTAATATATTAGGATTTGTATCAGCCCATCTAAAAAATTTTAATTCCCAACCACTACGATATACAGGGTTTGTTTTACCTAAATACTTTCCTATATTGGTTGGTCGATATATACCTTGTTTATATTTATTAGCCATAATTTTACGACTAGTCCCTAGCCGACAAAGAATAGAGGAGGTTCATTATCACCAAGCCCAGGTGTAGCACCGGTATACAATTGTTCTTGAAGTTTTTCTTTCTCTGCAAGACCTTCTGATAACATATCAGCATTTACAGAACCACCACCAAATAATGTAGTACCTTGATATTTACCACGCACTCTTGCAAGTACTATTTTAGTTAGTGCAAGAGAATACTGATATATCCACTGCTCTTGTATTACATCTCTTAAAGGCTTTTCAACATAACAGCTTATAACACCATAATATTGTGAAGTACTCTCACCAGCTTTTGGTTGAGGATATATTCTCATTAGCTGAGTTCTGTCATTAAAGTCATATGAAGGTTTAATAGCTAATAGTTTCTCTCTATTATTTAGCCAATCCTTTAAGACATACCAGCTTATTAAATCAAATCCGTAATTACCCATTGCATAGCTAAAATAAGTTTGCTGTGCTAATGTTTGTTCAATAGTAAAGAGGGTGTTAATACCTGATGTAGATCCCTGTTCAAAGTCTATAATAGCGATTACTTTACGATAATCCATTATATCATAATCAAAAGAGTTATTATATTTTGTAGATGATACTAATGAGCCTAGTTGTGTTATTTGTCTTTGAACTGTCTGTGTAAAATTAGCTGTTAATGATGTATTAAAAGAGGTAATTTGACTATATACAGTAGAGTCAAGAATCTCATTTACAAATAATCCACCACTTAATGATGCAGATAGTGATGTAGATGTATTAAAATAATTTGAAGTTGTTGGTGTATTAACTATATATGCAACGGTTTGTTGTGGTACGTAGTTAGTGTATTGAGGATTAGAAGTCTTACCTTTTGCTTGATCTAACGCACTTGTGCCTTTTAGTGTGACAAGTGAATCTAATCTAAGACCAACATCTCTCTCATAAAGATTACTATTAAACAGAATGTACTCTCTAGTATAACCAGCAAATTTGGTAAACATTTCACATGCTATACTAATATTTTCATATAGCTGGTCTCTATGAACCTCAACATTAATGAATGGATAGCCAAGGCTTCTTAGTATTCTTTCTGATAATCTATTAAAAGAAGTTATTCTATTAGAAAGATTAGTACTTTGAAAAGCAGAGATGGGTGTTATATCGCACTGTGACATATAGTTATTTATGAATTCAAATCATTTAATATATCTAATTCTTCTTTATCATACTGCTTAGTTAAATGCTTAAACTCATTTGGTAATAGTTCTTTACCATTTATATAGTATTTTTCTTGTGTTTTATTACCATTTTCATCCCACGCTTGTACTGCAAGACCATCTAAACGATGAGGTTCGCCATCTTTATACCAAGTTTCACGTTGTTTTTGACCATTTGGGTACCAATATTGAAAAGCAGGACCATCTGAGCGATGATAATTATTATCTTTATACCAATATTCACGTTGTTTTTGACCATCTTCATACCAATAAGAACTAGTATATAAATCACCGTCTTCAAGTAATGATTCACTTTGCTTATTACCGTTTTTATATGATATATAGACAGTAGACAATATACCATTGTTATCGTAGCTACAATTCATTTTTTCTTTGTTTTCAGATTGTGTTTGATAATAAAGTTTACCGTTATTATACCAATAATACAAAAAATTATCACTAATTATTGCAGGTCCAAACAATCTATGTATAATATCAGTACCTTTTTTGTAAAAAGTTATTATCCTATTTGATTTTTCAATATCATAATCATTATCATAACTTTCTCTAAAACTTAGCTGTGAAAATGGTTTATGTTCATTTTTACTATAAAACTTAGTACTACCTGCACCAACCGTAGCGGTTTCTTTTCTCGCTAATACATACTGTTCATTATCCTTTTTAAAAGTAATATAAAAAGAGCTTCTTTTTGTAAGGTCATCAACAGGTATCTTATACACTACCTCCGGTATAAATCCTTGTGTTTGCAAAAACTCTGCATTTTTTCGAGTAGGAGTGCTAATAACTTTATTTTTAACAGCATCTTCATAGCTCATCTTAGTACCCTGCGCGTCGGTAAAAAGTTTATATTTGCCTAGCTTTAAGGTATATTTTTGTTCTGTTGATTCAAAAAATAATTTAAATGTTTTCATTATTGCGGTGCGGGTGCTTCAGCTGGTGCTGCTTCTGCTCCACCGGTTTCAGCTGGAGCCTCTCCACCTACTTCAGCGGGACCTCCACCAAACTCAGGCGGTGCGCCTGCTGGTGCTTGTTGCTCACCTGCACCACCTGCTTCGCCGCCAACTGCTGCTTGATTTTGCTGGTTCATTGTCTGTAGCTGATCTCTCCAATTTGGACCAGAGGTTGTAATGTTATTAAGCTCCCACTCAAGTTCTTTATCCTTACGGAGAAATTGACGATTTGCCTTAATGTCAATATCACTCCAACCAAGAATTTTCTTTTGTAAATATGTAGGAGAGATAGTGGGATTACCTGCTAGTGTGTTAAAGTTATTTGTTTTAAGTTCTAACTTTTGACTTTCTCTTAGCTCGTAAAAATTAGTAGGTACGTTAAACTCTAACGATATATGTTGCTCTTTAATACCATATTTTTCTACTAGACCTTTAAGATTTAAATGTGTTAAAAATCCGTTCTTTATTGCACCTGCAAATTGTTGTTGTAAGCGGATAATAAATTTAGCAAACTTAAGTTCTTCTCTTAGAATCTCTGCACCATCTTTGAATGAACTCTCTGTGTTAAGTCTATTAGTAGGTACTTTTAATGATTTATAAAGTTTATTTACAAAGTACATTAAGTCAGTTAATTCACCAAGATTAGCACCACCAGCTAATTGTGTGACTGATGTACCTTCACTACCTTGTCTTTTTGCAAACCAAAAAGAGTCTAACATTGATTGAGGGTTAAACTTTTGTACTACACCTGATTGATTAACGTCAAAGGTTTTCTTACTCCAATACTCTTGAATTAATTTACGAAGATATGCTTCAGCTTTTGGTGGTGGCATATTACCAACATCGACATTGAATACTAAACGCTCTGGAGCCCTTACTAATCTATATATTACTATAGAGTCTTCAACAAGAGATAATTGTCTGTACGCTCTTCTTGAATTTTCAATAAATGGTAGTCTAAAGGACTTATCTTGATTCCATATACCAGAATTGATATATGTAACCTGATTTTTATCCATCGGTACAAATTCAAATTTGACTACCTTATTAGGCTTAGCAGGATCAAAAATAGGCTTTCTTAATATATACCCTTTAATGATCATATTTTGAATATTATCAAAAATAGGATCAATTAATTCTGTAGGTAGTTGAACTACACCGAGTATACCTTCTTCAGGAAACTTTTTATGTACTACATGCTCAAAATAAACTTCACCTTCAACTATCAATTGTCTAAAATATTCCCAACCCTTTCTTTCAAGATTAAAATATTCTGTATACTTTTGAAACTCTTTAATAATACTTTCTTTATCTACATCCTTTAAATCGATGTTTCTAAATTGCAATTTAATAATATCACCAGACTGGTCTTTATTTATTGTTTCATCGCATATCTCATCTAAGCAGTCAGATATTTCAGAGAACGCTGCCATTACTCTATAATCCATTATTCTTGCACCTTTATCAGCTTGTATATTAGCATATACCATATCGTTGTATATGCCGCCTTTTGCTATAGAGCCAGATGGTGTGTTATTATAGTCGTTATCAAAAAATACGCTATTACGAGCTAAAGCTTCAGAACGTTTAGATCCCGTATCTTGAAATATCTGATATTTAGGGTTTATCTGGTTTAAATACCCATTTAAATCAAGAGTTTGATATGGTAACTTATTTACAAGGTTCTTAAAGAAACCATTAGATACTGTATTTTTATCGTCTGCAGCCATTTTAAATATTTAATGAATAGATTTTGAAACTCAATCTACTATATTAAAATTTATCACGTAGATGTAGATATAGAGATCTATTATCTGGTCTTCTATATGTGAAAGATGAAGTAGTACGTATATATGTACCTGTAACAGGTACAAAAACATTCAATATTGTTTTATTTGCTGAAAATGTTTGAGAGTATAATGTTGTGGAGCTTGTTGAATAACCTGCTATATTATAAGGTATGATTTCTATCTGACAAGGTTTTATTAGACGTGGTATCTCTACTAATAAAGTATTTTTATCAATAACGGTATAATTTACTATAGCACCAGTTATAGGTGGTTGTTTTTTAAAAATATCAATTGTAGTAAGAGATGGTAATGCTAATACATTAGAACCTGAAATTACAACATTTAGTAGCTTATCAAAATTATAACCCTGTAATCCTACAGAACTCAAATTGATTGTGCTTATTGTTAATGTATCAAAAAGCTTAATACCTTCAACTGTAATACTAGTTATCATGGATTTGCTGATACTCCTATAAACTCTGTTTCACTCAATATACCTGTAGATACAGGCCAGGTATAAGTATTACCTGTAAGACTGTCATAAGTTGTTATCTTACTCTCAATATTAAAGTTGTTGTTGATATAATATACCAAACCTTTAGGATTTTCCTGAGATTTAAACAACCAACCCTTTATAGTAAAAGAGGTATCAGCTGTACATCTATATTTATCAGTACTTGAGATGTCTGTAGGATATGATAACGAGATACCACCCTCCCAGAGAACTTCACTTCTTATTTCTTGATTTAACGATAACCCTAAATCTTCTGGTACCTTCCAACCTATTATAATATATGGATTTGCGTAAGGTATAAAATTACTTAATATTTGATCCATGTCTGTTTGGTACTTTGTTATGATAGACATAGATACACTTATATTAATAGGTACCGGTGATAAAAGATGAGATACACTATTTTGTGTTCCGTCATTTTTACCATAATAAAAACCATCGAGTTTATTAAAAACTCTATTAACATCTCTTGATATATTTGTTATTGATACAGATACTACTGGTAATGTTAAATTTTTAGCCTGATTTATTATATCATATATAACACGTTGTTTAGGTGCATATACATATCTTACTTCGACAGACTGTTCTGATTTTCTTTCTTTATTAAAACGCTGAATCACAGTATCATCAAACGCAGCAATAAACTGTGTTATAAGATCCTTTACCTCGAAAAAATACGTTTTTGATTTAATTTTGCACCTCCTTATATTATTTATCAGTTAAAATGCTTTAGTAGAGTGGCAAGCATTTCAAGTTTAGTTGTAATTTGATTATACTTTTTAAGCTTCTTCATTTCAGATATAGAGTCAACAGTCTTATCTACAAGATTCTTTAATTGAGTTTTAGTCATCTTACCGTACCCTCTTACCATAATCTCTTCATTTTCACTAAAAGAGCCTGTAGCACCAGGAATACCTGCAGTGTTTGTCTTAGCTGAATTGCCTGGTAAATTACCAGTACTATTTACGTTAGCATAACTATTCTTTACATCAGATGTCGGCATATTATTATGCGCTTGATTTTTTTGCTGACTATCAGCAATAGCCCACATATTAAGTCCACTTTCATATAGCAGACCTATTTTCTTAATGTCATTAAGTTTATCCATAATAATATTTACATAAAAAAAGCTGGGTTGTTAACAACCCAGCTTTTTTAAGTTCTTTATTTGTTACCCATTAAGGTTCCAACGACGTCTATTATCTGGACCAATGTTATCAAAACCACCAGCACTTACTCTTGCAATTATAGTTGAGGTAGAAGTTAGTACTATAAATGAGGTTGTAAAGTTATTAGACGCTTGAAGACAAAGCGTAACACCTGTAGCAGATCCGGATAATAGTCTTACTACTGTAGATGTATCTCCAGGGCTTGAAATTGTTACTACCTGTGTACTAGATAGTGGTGATGTAAATTCTGTAGAATTATATAATATACCTTCTACGTCAACACCATTAAAGGTGCCAGCACTAGAAAGTACTATTGTATTGTTAACACCACTCAAAGAGTAGATCAAAATTGATGGACTACCCATTTTTGTAACATCGTATACTGCGTCTGTAAAGCTTGCCATATGTATTATTATTTATTGTTTCTTGTCAAAATTCACACAATTTAATAAATAATTATATGAGCTTTCACGAAGAATTGAATAATCTGTACGCAACAAAAATATCAGGTAAGTCTATACTTGTTACAGAAAATAGACAAAGAGCAGTAAACGAAGCATTCCCACCTTATGAAGCAGGGGAATACGGACCTGAACATCCTACTGCTCGTGAAAAAATGTTAGCCTTAGCAAAGAGCACACATGAAGAAACACCAGATGGTGGAATAAGACCACGGGTTGCATATCAAGGTGCAACACCTGGAGAACATTCATGGCGCTTTTATTTAGCATTCATAACAAAATTTAAAGAGATGTCACCAGAAACATCTGTTAAAATTGCTAATAATATATTAACACAGATACTTGATAAATTAGCTGAATACACAGACGGTAAATTTATGGGTACAAATCTTGAATTTAGAGATCAAGTAGTTAAGCCTATTGTTGCAAGAGCAATACCTGAAATGACAAAAGGTGATGTAAAAGTAGGTAAAACATATGTTGAATATATTGCAAGAGGTATAACCGAAGCTGCAGAACAATCTGGAATATTAAGGAACTTTACAGACGGTGATTTTAAACGTAATAAGCCAAAAGATAAGCCAATCACAGACCCAACAGCCAATAAATATTCAGCAGAAAATCTAGATAAATTACTTGGAATAGATTAATGTACGTAACACCTACAAGTCAGATTGCTACTGCTGTACGGGAAAACTTACGTAGAGCTGTAGCAAATAAAGAGGACTGCTGGGAATTTAACCAGATTGAACCTTCAGGTAGGTACTTTACCTCTTTTAAGATACGTGATCAAAACGGTATAATTATGTACGCTTACAAAAACGTACATTATAAGCTAAATAATCTCAATGGGCCTGCATTTTATCATGTAGAAGGTAATAAAAAAATATTCTTTATTAATAATGAAGCTTATTCTGAGTTTGATTATAATAGACACTATGCTATTAAATTTATTAAAAACTTAAAGCTTAAAGAACCTAATCAACCTATAGTTGGACCTGGACGGTATTGGTTAGCAGATTATGGTACGCTGGAAATTAGTATAAATTATAGCGGCAGTATCAAATTAAAAACATATAATTCAAAAGGGGATTTACACAATGAAAATGGACCTGCAGTTGTTGATTTTGCTTTCTATCATATGATTGAGTACTATAGAAACGGTGAATTACACAATTCAACCGGACCTGCAGTCCTTAAATTGAATAAGGATTCTAACGTAGAAACACAAGAGCTATTCTTTTTAGGTGGTAAAGAGCTTACGGAAAATGAGTTTAAGTCATTTGCTAAAGATTACGATTCTACTGATATTAATTTATATACAGATCTAACAGGAATTTAATATGAGTACTATTTTAGAAGACTATCATATATACAATAGGTATACTAATACACTTATTCGTGAGTTTACTGAAGTTACGCTTAAAGCATTAAACGTAAAATACAAAAAAGAGAGACCAGAATTAACTGACGATGCTATAACAGCATATTTAGAAGCATATGAACAATTAAAAAACACTCCTAGGTTTATTAATGCAGTTAATAGATTTTATCCTGAAGTTAAGAACCCTAAGGATATATTTTTATTCACATGGGAGCAACTTGAACAGGTAATAGATAGTTTAAGAGATATTCAGATAAGTGCTAATAGTAAAATAGATAGTACTATGTATAAAGAAATTTACGAAGATGATACTATCAAGATAATTTTAGGTAGAGATCCAGAAGAATGGATATACATTCGCGATACAATACTACCAACATTACCACCTTTTAAAGGTTCTACATGGTGTATAGGTAAACCTGGTGGTGGTAATATGTACTACTCTTATAGAATTAAAAAAAGAGATGGTTTGCCGGATCAATTTTGGTCACATTATCTTATACATAGTAAAGTACCTACACCATCACCTAGATATCAAAACGCAGTATTAATGATATCTGATAATGGTCAATACTATTTAACTTCTCAAAATAATGCAGATGATACAACTATGGAGTGGAATAGGGTAGTAAACCTTATACCTGCATTAAAAAATAAAGAGAAGTATATAAAATTTATACCACTTTCGGTAAAGGAGGAAGAAGAATATGCAGTTACTAAAGCTAAACCAGAAGATTTTGATAAATTAAAATATAGACCAAAAATGATATATTGTCAAATAGGTAAGCCGGTATTTATAAAAGATTTTATAAACATGGATAAGGAGCTGCAAACTATGTATGTAAACGGTAGATTTGATAGAGGTGGTTTTTCTCTATATGGTATAGGGGTATACGAAACATATAGCAAAAATCTATTTGCAAAATCTAAGAATGACGACTCAATTCAAGGTGATATACAATCTCCTAAGTTTATAGAACGACTTAGCAGTCTACTTGGTGATGTATCTATAGGAGAGAGGTTTAATATCTATAAAGAACTTTTACTTTATATATCACCTGAGCTTAAGAATTTCCCTCAAGTAATACAAACATTCTCTAAGCAATGTGAGAAGTATCTACCTGCATTAAAGAGTAAGTTACTTTCAAACATTATAGCAGAATATAATGTTAAAAATTTTAAAACATTAACAGATGCAGTAAAGTATACACTTTGTGAACTACCTCAAATTTTTATAACAAGTTCTGATTTTGTAAATCTACCTGTTAAATCACAAATTAACTATATTAATAGTAGAAAAACATTAAGACACTTAGTGTATTTATTTTTTACACCTAAGATGTTAAGGGCAATAGATTCTCTAAAGCCAGAACAAAATAAAGAAAAACAGATTACAGATATATGGAAAAATAACTCTGTAATATATAGACAAGTTATTGATATGGCTACAAGACAAGGGCAAAGAGAAAAAGGTAAAGGTATTACATATTTGTTAAACTTTAATAACTTAAGTGGTGATCTACCTATACGAAAAGAATACACTTCTAAAATCTTAGAAAAAATTAAAGAAGAAAACGAGTAACATAAATATTAACATGGCAAAATTCGATAACTTAATTAAACGCATACTTAGTGAATCACCAGCACCTACCGTTACACCTGAAAAGCCTACCGTGAAGCCTGGTACAACACCTAATACACCAAGTAAGCCATCTAAACCTACACACCCTTTTGCACCTAAGCCAGGTACAAAGCCTCGTCCAGATGCAAAGAAAAAAACTAACCAAGAAGACGAAGAAAATGCTGATGTTAAGTTATTTTTATCACGCCGTAGCAAAAAATGAAAAACTATAAAAAAGTATTAGAAGCTATAGATAAAGGTGAAGCACCTAATCTCTTTCATAGTGATAAAGAGAGAAAGTATACACCATCTTTAGATATAGAAAAATTAATGCCTTCTTTATCACAAAAAGAAGCAAGCTATATTGAAACAGTTACAAGTGCGTCATATAAAAAAGCAATTGAAAGACTAAAAAACTATACTGGTCTTAATCCAAGTAGAACTGGCCTACCACAATTATTATCAACTGTAATGGGTGTTATACCTAAGATACAGCAACTTCAACATACACACAAAAAGAATCTCGAAAAACTAGCAGTTGATACAGTTTTAAATCTACCTGAGTTTGATTTCTTTAAGCATATGGTTGAGCGAGGTGAGCTTAAGATAGTTGCTACACTTGGTGCAGCAGACCTAAGTAATGCTATTACAAAAGAAGATTTACAAGATAGAGGAGAGATAGAAGAAGGTGAGTTAACCAAAACAGAAGAAATTACATTAAACTTAGCTAAAGATCTTGAAGATGCAAGTGATAATAAGTTGAAATGGAAGTTTGCTAATATGTTAAAACAAGGAAATGCATTTAATAAAACATATTTGTTTAATATGGTATCTGATGATCTAAACAAAATAGATCCAAGCCTAATAAAATTATACGGTACATTAGCATCAATAATACAAGTAGCATATTATGCAATGCCTGATATACCTCTTAGTATGCGTTCATCAGAATCTGAAATGGGTTCTTCTGAAGTTATTCCGGAAGATGATGTTTATACAGTGCATGCAAACTCACCTTTCTTTCCAGTACTAATACACGAGATAGTTAAAGGATTATGGACATACTTAACTATGTCACTTGTCGATCAAGAACAACATGACGTAAGAACACTAGATGATGAAACTGTTGAGCTAATGACAGGTCCTGAACTATATACAAAGTTTGTTGAGCTTATACCTTTCAAAGATTCAAAATATATACCTCAAACAGTAATGCAATTGATAAAGACAAATAAAATTGCTGATGTTTTAGGTGGTGGTGATAAAGCTAAATCAGCTATAATAACAGCTTTAGATCAGGTAAAGCAAATAATGATGGAGTATGAAGATAAAATGGATGAATTTAGAGGTGATAAATATAAGGATATAGAATAAATGAAAAATATTTTTCTTACACAATATATAAATGAAGCTTTTGATAAAAAAGCTTTAATAGCTCATAGAACAAGTTTAATGTCTAAACCTATTAAAAAAAGTGCACCTAGTATAGATGAGTATGTAATAACACCTGAAAAGTCACAAATGCTTAAAAATATCAGAAATGATATGGGTTTGTTTAATAATGGTGAACCTACACCAGTTTGGAGTAGATTCATAGTAGCTTTATTAAACAATAATAAAACAAATCCAGTTTTTGTTAAAAAAATGCTATCTGATGAACAAATAGCTAGAAAGTTTATAACATCATTTGTGCAAAAATTTAGACGTGAAATTGAAAGTACTTCCGGCTATCTTAGCGAAAAATCAAAGACCCGTTAAGTCGTTATACATTTCTATATCTTTTGTATTATACTGCTTGGTAAGTTGCTTAAACTCACCAGGTAATATTTGCTTATCATTAATATAGTACTCTTTAGTATCCGGTGTACCTAAACCAGATGCATCTGGTATACCGTAGTTATTAATTATAACAGCAGGACCTGTTAGGCGGTGACGCTGCCCGTGTTTATACCACCTACTTTCCTTTATCTTAGGAAGGCCATCAGGTAATATAATGTATGCAGGTTTATCATCCTCTCTATGTAACTTATTCTCAGTATCATAATACTGTATATTTGTTCTACGACCCATAAGTATACTGGTTTGTTTCTTATATTTTAATTCACCTTCAATATAGAAATCTTCAATTGTAAACTTACCACTACCTTGTGAATTGTATATATGTGCAGGTCCATCCACGCGATGAAGTTTATCATTTTTAAACCAATCTTGTGATTCTATCTTACCATTTTTTATAACAGTTTTAGCAGGTCCATCCTGTCTATTTAACATACCGTGTGTATACCAAGCCTCTATATGATGTATTTTGGGGTATTCACGTATGATATCATCAGGATCTAATTCTAAAGACCATTCATTATCAGTTAATATCATAGCAGGTCCACCATCTCTATGTAACCTTTCTTCTTTATCTCTCCATGTCTTTCTGGTATATACATCATCATATGATGTTGTACTGTATTTATCTGTTGTTGATACGTGAGTATTAGTAGTTTTCTCTACATCAGTCGGAGGTATAAGATGCTTACTTTTAAGCCTTTCCTGTAAATAAAATTCTTTAAAAGAGAACATTATGAATTAAGATCATTAATAATGTCGATGTCTTGGTCAGTGTATTCCTTAGCCGCTTGTGATACTTCATTAGGTAATACTTCTTTACCTTTGATATAGTATTTCTTTTCAATGAGAGAACCATTTTGTGAATATTCCTCCACAGCAGGTCCTTTTAAATTATGTAATTGACCATCTCTGTAATAGGTTATAAGTTTAGGCTTACCATTCTTATAGAATAATTCAACAGCAGGTCCACTCTCATTATGTAGCACTTTAGTACCAGGTTTAAGAACAACATTAACACCTACACTACCATTACCCCAGTTTAAGGTATAAGCATTACTATCAGTATCAGACATTTCATTTAATAGTACTATAAGAGCATCGAAATTCATATGTAATTATTTATGTGTTGAGGTCATTTATTATATCTAACTCTTCTTGATCATATTGCTTATATAATTGCTTAACTTCATTTGGTAGTACTTCTTTACCATTTATATAATACTCCTCTTTTATTCTCTTACCATCTGGAAACCATATTTGATAAGCAGGACCATTCATGCGATGAAGTTTACCATCTTTATACCACTCTTCCTTACTTTTCTGACCACCAATAAACCATATTTGATAAGCAGGACCATCTGTACGATCAAGCTTACCATCTTTAAGCCAATATTCATATTCTTTTTGACCATCTCCGTACCACTTTTGTGTAGTAGGACCATCTATGCGATGGTGTTTACCATCTTTATACCATCCTTCCCTCAATTTATTACCATCTCTATACCACTGTTGATAAGCAGGACCATCTAAACGATGAAGATCACTAAATTTATAATAACCTTCAGTCCTAAGCTTTTTCTTAGCTTCATCCCAGTAGTTCCTTGTAACATGAATACCTTCATCAGCCTCTAATAATAAAACCAATTGACTAAACTTCATGTAGTTATTTATGTGTTCAAATCATCTAATATATCTAAGTCGTCACTATTATACTGCTTATGTAGTTGTTTAAACTCATTTGGTGTTAGTTCTTTACCGTTTAAATAGTAATCTTCTGTTACTTTATTACCATTTTTATCCCATTCTTGTTTAGCAGGACCATCTAAGCGATGATATTTACCATCTTTAAACCAATGTTCAGACCGTTTTTGATCATTTTTATACCACGTTTGTACTGCAGGAACATCTAAGCGATGATATTTACCATCTTTATACCACTCTTCATATCGTTTTTGACCAGTTTCATACCACGATTGATAAGCAGGACCATCTATGCGATGATACCTATTATCTTTAATCCAAGTTTCAGTATTTTTTTGATTATTTTTATACCACGTTTGTACTGCAGGACCATCTAAGCGATGATAATAAAAAAATTGTTGATCATCCTCAACAATTTCAAGTTCAGGATTATACCAAATTTCAGACTTAAGCTTTGTCTTAGCATCATCCCAGTACTCTCTTTTAACTTCAATACCTTCATCAGCCTCTAATAATAAAACTAATTGATCAAATGTCATAAGATATTTATGAATTTAAATCATCTAATATATCTAAGTCGTCACTATTATACTGCTTAGTTAGTTGTTTAAACTCATTTGATGATACTTCTTTACCATATAAGTAATACTCTTCAGATTCTTTTTCGCCATTTACATACCACTTTTGATAAGCCGGTCCATCTGTACGATGAATATTACCATCTTTAAAATACACTTCAGATTCTTTTTGACCATAATTATACCACCCTTGAGAAGCAGGACCATCTGTACGATGAATATTACCATCTTTATAATACACTTCAGATTCTTTTTGACCATCTGTATACCACTTTTGGAACGCAGGACCATCTAAGCGATGACGCCTACCATCTTTATAATAAACTTGACAATCTTTTTTACCATTTTTATACCACAATTGAACAGTAGGACCATCTAAGCGGTGCTTCTTCCCATCTTTAATCCACGTTTCAACCGCAGGTATTGTCTTATCCTCATCCCAGTACTTTCTTCTAACTTCAATACCTTCATCAGCCTCTAATAATAAAACCAATTGACTAAACTTCATGTAGTTATTTAT